ACTATGTGATAAATGAGTGATGCCATGAGTGGCAAATGGATTGTTACTTTTCATGTTTACCTCGTTCTTCGTTCTTCGTTCAATTTACATAGTATAGATTAATTTCAAGAAGTAAACCTTTTTTGTGTTTACATAATAATTTTTTTATTTTAAAAGGTATTAATGAGATTAAAAGATTATATAAAAATGAATGGTTATAACTATAAGAGTTTCGCCAAAGAATTAGATACTCATTATAGAAATATAGAGTCATGGGCTAAAGGCGATAGAATGCCAAGATGGGCTGAGGCAGAGAAGTTATTTATATTTACTAATAATCAAGTAACAGGGACAGACCTTTATGCGGAACAAATACAACGCAAAAAAGCAATTCTACAAAGGAATAAGGTTTGATTCAAAAAAAGAACTAGACAGATATTTAATTTTAGAACAGATGCAAATAAAAAAATATATATCAAATTTAGAAGTCCACCCAGCATTTCCATTGATTGTGAATGGTGTAAAGATTGGACGATATACTGCTGATTTTAAATATATAAATAATCAAGGCATTGAAATAATTGAAGATGTAAAATCAAAGATAACAAGAACAAGAGATTATATTTTAAGAAAGAAGATATTAGCAACATATAAACCACCAATTATTATTACGGAGATACTATGAGTTGGTCAGCATTAGATTGGGCATCAAAACAAAAAACTGGAAATGGTACCAATAAACTTGTTTTGATATCTCTTGCCAATTATGCTGATGACAAAAATACCTGTTTCCCAAGTTTTAAAACCCTTATTTCAATTACTGAAATGAGTAGGTCTACAATAATAAGAGCATTAAAAAACCTTGAACAATTAGGACTTATACAAATTCAAGAACGATTTGCCGATATCAATGATAGTAAAAGGCAAACATCTAATTTATATACTTTGATGGTAGGGTATCAGACTGAAACCCACCCTGTTCAATTTGATACCCCCCCTAGTATCACTATGAAACCCCAATTAACCAATAATAATAAACCATTAAAGTACGAAACAGAATTTGTAGAATTATGGAATGAATATCCAAGAAAAGATGGTTCTAAGAAAAAGGCACACGATTTATGGCAAAAACTTACAACAGAACCAAATATAGTAATTATAAAAAAAGAGTTATTTGAAAAGGTTCAAAAATATAATAAGGTAAATAAAAACAAAGACATACGTTATATACCACATTTAACAACATGGCTTAATCAGAGGAGATGGGAGACCCTAGAAGAAAATAAAGAAGAACGAATAAACTTAAACCAATTAGTTGGTTAATACAGGGAGAAAACAACAATGAATATTCACGAACAATTAATAAATGAAGGCATAAGAGTCAACTCACAACAAGAACAACAAAAAGTGATTTGCCCTAAATGCTCACATACAAGAAATAAAAACAGAAATGAACCTTGTTTATCTGTAAATCTTCATCAAGATATGGCTTTATGGCATTGCCATCATTGTGAATGGAAAGGGTCAGTTCACGAAAACATAATAAAACCAAATAACTTTTCTAAATTTAAAAGAAAAGAAAATGTAATGCCCTTTGTGCCAAAAACACAAACATTATCAGATGAGGCATATGCTTGGTTAATAAAAAGACAGATAGACCCAACAACTATTACAGAAATGAAGTTATACTCACAAAATGGTAAACTTTGTTTTCCCTATTATCTTGATGGTAAAATAGTAAATATAAAACATAGAAGTAAAGATAAACGTTTTCATCAAGAAAAAGATGCTATGAAATGTTTATATAATGTAGACAATCTCAAAAAGGTCTGGGAAGAAAACCCTGAAGCAAAAAAGAGAGTGATATTTGTAGAAGGCGAGATGGATGTCCTCTCATTAATGCAGATAGGCATTAGAGATGTTGTAAGTTTACCAGATGGTGCACCTAAAACACCTAAATTTGATTTGAAAGATAGACGATTTACTGCTTTTGAGGAGACTGAATGGATATGGAATGCTGAAGAGGTAATCATAGCCACAGATAATGATGATGCAGGAAAGGCTCTTGGACTTGAGTTGATACATAGGTTTGGTCGTGATATCTGTAAAGTTGTTGATTTTCCTACATATAAAGATAGTACAGATGATAAAGAAAAGCAAATCAAAGATGCCAACGACTGTCTTGTCATGTATGGCGAAGACACACTTGGTATGGTTATAGCCAATGCTAAAGAATTTCCAATAGAAGATTTACATTCTGCCATAGATTATAGAGACCAAATACAAAATATGTATGATGGCAATACCCAAAAAGCTATCTCAACAGGTTTTGAAAAATTAGATGAAATATATAAGATTATGCCAACCACATTTAATCTTATTACAGGCATTCCCAATCATGGAAAATCTAATTTTCTTGACCAAATACTCATGAATTTGGCAGAACAACAACATTGGCGATTTCTTATATATTCACCAGAACATTCAACACCAAATCATATAAGAAGATTATTAGAGAAAAGATGCAGAAAACCTTTTGATATTGGAGTTTATGAAAGAATAAGCCAAGAACAATTAAATGCAGGTGTTGATTTCTTAAATACACATTTTAAATTCCTTGAGGCAAAAGATGATATCCCAACGATTGATTATATTTTAGATAAGGCAAAAGCATCTAAACAACGATTTGGCATAAGAGGTTTGGTTATAGACCCATTCAATCAAGTAAGTTCAAATAGAGATGCACATAAAAGAGAAGATGAACATATAAGAGATGTTATTGCCAAATGCCAACAGTTTGCAAGAAACCATGATATGTGGGTATGTATGGTTGCACACCCTCATAAATTACATAGAAATGATGCAGGAGTTATACCTCCACCAGATTTATATCAAGTAAGTGGTTCAGCACATTGGGCTAATATGGCTGATACTGCATTGGTAATACATAGAGATTTTGAAAATAATCAAACAAAAGTAATTACTAAAAAGATAAGAGAACAAGGTGTATATGGCGAAATAGGTCAAAGAGAGTTCTTTTTTAATTATAAAACCAGATGTTATGAGCAGACCTATGGTTGATATATTAATTGATAATGGTTTGACACCAGAACAACAAGAAGTCTTAGATGAGGCATACGAAGCATTGATGTCTGAAGTTAAGATTATAAATTATGCATTGTATGAGAAGTTAAAAGCAAACGAACTTTCTTTAAAAGATGTTTATAAATTAAGAAGAAGCAAAGAAGAAACAAAACATATTAGAATAGAAGATGGGCAATACAGCTTATTATAATTAGTAAAAACAAAGGCTTAAAGCAAAAACATGGAGTAAAAGATGAAAGTAGAAATGGTTGAAATAGATAAAATAAAGCCATACGAAAACAATCCTCGTAAAAATCAAAATGCAGAAAAGATTGCAAAGTCTTTAGAGAAATATGGTTGGAGGCAACCTATCGTTGTAGATAAAGACTATGTAGTGATTGTTGGTCATACAAGATTAATGGGTGCAGAACATCTTAAAATGAAAAAAGTACCAGTTCATGTTGCCCATGATATGAAAGAAGACCAAGTAAAAGCATATAGAATTGCAGATAATAGATTATCAGAAGATAGCACTTGGGATTATGAATTACTTAAATTTGAAATGGATATGTTAAACGATATTGGTTTTGACCTAGATAATCTTGGCTTTGAACAACAAGAATTAGAAACCATTGTTTTTCAGCCAGACCATAATTCACGAGAATGGCTTGATACAGAGGAACATTGGCAAGATATGCCATCTTTTGACCACGAAGACCAATCGCCATATAAATCATTAACAGTCAATTTTGTTAATAAAGAATCTATGGATAAGTTCTTTCAGTTAATCAAACAAGATTATACAGATAAAACAAAGTTTATTTGGTATCCAAAAATAGAAAAGAATGTAATTAAGGATAAGGCATTTGGCAGTTAAAAACCAATTCCCAATATATATCCCATCTAAAGGCAGAGCAGATAGTAGATTAACTATCAAGGCATTAGAAGAAATGGGTGTTACTTACACAGTAGTTGTAGAAGAACAAGAGTACTCAGAGTATGCGAAGGTGGTGCCTAAGAAGAATATACTCGTGTTAGATAAGACATATCAAGACGATTACGATACTTGTGACGATTTAGGCGATAAAAAATCTAAGGGACCCGGACCTGCTCGTAACTTTATATGGCAACATTCAATAGATAGAGGTTACAAATGGCATTGGGTTATGGACGATAACATCAAATGCTTTAGAAGATGGCAAAATAACCTTGAGATAAAATGCATAGATGGCACACCATTCAAAGTCATGGAAGATTTTGTACTTAGATATAAAAATGTGGGAATGGCAGGACCTAATTATACATTCTTTGTTATAGATAAATGGGCACATCAATATGGACCATTCACAGTCAACACTAGGATATACTCATGTAATCTAATTAGAAATGATTTACCTTTACCAGATAGATGGAGGGGTAGATATAACGAAGATACAGATTTGTCTTTGCGAATACTGAAGAAAGGTTGGTGTACAATACAATTTAATGTTTTCTTACAAGAGAAAGCGAATACACAAACACTCAAGGGTGGTAATACAGATGAGTTCTATGCAGAAGAAGGCACTATCCCTAAATCAAATATGCAAATGCGATTACACCCAGATGTTACAAAGCTTGTATGGAGATATGGCAGACACCATCATTATGTTAACTACAATAAATTCAAAAGAGAAAACAAATTAATATTTCGTGAAGATTATAAACCTAAAAAAGGTGTTAATAATTACGGAATGAAGTTAAAAAAAGTTGAATAATAAATAATTTTCGTGGTATTTAAAAAAAGATGAATGAAATTACACCAATAAAAACAACAAAAAAGGCAAAAACAACCAAGAATAAAGTTGGAAGACCTAAGATTGATTTAAATCTTGATGAGTTAGAAAGACTTTCAAGGTTAAATTGTACTATGCCAGAGATATCAGCATATTTTGATATACCTTTACGAACATTAGAAGATAAATTCACAAATGAGCCAGAAGTTAGATGGGCGATAGAGAAAGGTAGAGCAACTGGTAAGTTATCATTACGAAGAAAACAAATACAGATAATGGAAGAAACCAATAATTCAACAATGGCGATATGGCTAGGTAAACAGATACTTGGGCAAACAGATAAACAAGAAATAGTGCAAGACATTAACATTGAAGAAAGAAAGGTGCTAGACATTAGCAGATTAAGCAATGATGACCTCGACTATCTTGAAAGAACACTTAAACATGCACTCGTTGACCCAGATACGGGCGGAGAAGATGCGAAGGTCCCTCAAATTATTCATAAAGGAAGCATGGGGGACAATAGAGCCTAATCGTGAATATAACGATAACTGGCATATAGATGCGATATCAGACCATTTACAGGCAGTTGCCAATGGAGATATCAAAAGATTAATTATTAACGTTCCACCAAGACATATGAAGTCTATATCTGTTTCTGTTGCATTACCTGCATGGACATGGACAAACGACCCTACCAAAAAATTCTTATATGCTAGTTATGCAGGTTCACTATCCATTAGAGATAGTGTGAAATGTAGAAGATTGATAGATAGCAATTGGTATAAGACAACCTTTGGCAATGGTTTCTCGCTTACTACAGACCAAAACCAGAAACAAAGATTTGAGAATGATAAAACAGGTATGCGAATTGCCACATCAGTAGACGGAGCATTAACTGGTGAGGGTGGCGATATAATTGTTATTGATGACCCACACAATGTAAGAGAAGCAGAATCAGGTCTTGTCAGGCAAGGTGTATTAGATTGGTGGGACCAAGCAATGCAAACAAGATTAAATGACCCAAAGAATGGTGCATTTATTATAATCATGCAGAGAGTTCACGAAAATGATTTAACAGGTCATATATTGGCAAATGAATTTGAAGATTGGAACCATTTATGTTTACCTGCTAGATACGAACCATCACACCCAACATTAAGTCGCTCTGTACTTGGCTTTATTGACCCTAGACAAGAAGAAGGCGAATTACTATGGCCAGATAGAATTGACGATAAGACATTAAGCAATCTTGAAAAAAGTCTTGGTTCTTATG